CACCACAATTTTCAGGGGATTGCTAATGCGGGTATTTCTAAGACCTTTCGTAAGGTCGGATGAACGGCGGGAGCGGTTAGGATGTTCCGGTTCGTTTGGTCGCATCAATATTTACCTTTATGCGGCTTTTCTTGGGAGGGGATCGGTATCGAACTTCTCCGACACGTAATTGATTATTCGGTTCATTTTTTCCTACCGGATCATCAATGGCGCCATTTTGCCCCGTCTTCGGTGCGTCTGCCAGCATTTCCGTGAGGCGATGCAAAATCCCTCTGGCTTCTCCGTCCAACTTTTTCATGTTCGCAAGAAGCCTGTACTCAGATGGGGTAACAAGGTTTTTAAGCTCCTGCTTCTCTGGCGGAAGTTGAATTCCATCAATAGGCATGTCGCCTCGAAGCTGGCTCTCCGTCAGGTTATACAGCCGCGCCCATTTCCTTACCGTGCTGGGCCTCGGTTCTCCTGATAGTCCGGTTATAAATCTAAAGGTGGTTGACTGATTGACACCGCATTCCTTCTGAATGTCGTACGCGTTATGACCAGCCCTGTCCATCAAGCCTTTTAATATTACCCGCATTTTATCCATGGTTAATAGTGTTGCGTATACGCATTATTATGTCAAGAAAAATGCTTTTACGCATTGACAAATATTGCAAATACGCATCATACTAGAGCCATGCACATACCCAATATAACCATTCAGCAGTGCTTGAACGACATTCGGGCTAGTACTCAGCTATCTGATCGAGAAATTGGGGATCGGATCGGGCTGAATCAGAGCAACGTTTGGCGCTTGCGGACAGGCAGGCATAAAAACACAACTCATGCCATTGGTATTCGTATTTCCAATCTTCATGCACAGCTTTTAAAGAAAAAAACCAAGGAAACCACTTAACGGGCGCACTAGGGACTGCAAGCCCGAACGAAAGGACTACTCCACCTATCAATGTGCGCTCATCTTTTCACGGAGTGCCGCCTTGCAGCGGCTTTTGTAGGGAGTAACAAAATGAGGGTAAAAACATGAGCAATCCATGGTTCCGGCTTTATTCAGAAGCCGTCGATGATGAGAAATTACGCCTTTTGGCGTTTGAAGATCGCTGGCATTTCATCGCATTACTGTGTTGCAAAAATAATGGAATTCTCGATACATCTGATACAGATGCGGGGCTGATGCGGCGCAAGGTCGCAGTTAAGCTCGGTCTTGATCTACGAGAATTAGGTGAGGTCGCAAGGAGATTAGCCGCAGTTGGATTAATCAACGAAGAATCTTTGCAACCAATAAAGTGGAACGACAGGCAATTCAAGTCAGACACTAGCGCAGAACGTACACGAGCATATCGTGACAGGATGAAACGTCACCGTGACGTCACCGTGACAGCGCAAGAAACACACACAGAAACAGATACAGAATCAGATTCAGAAACAGAAGTAAAAACACACACCATAGAACCTTCTGTGTGTGTTTCAGCCCCTACAAATGCCGGTCTTTGCTGCAAAGCAATCAAGGCCCAAGGCATTCCTACCGCAAACCCATCAAATCCTACCCTTCTGGCTTTAATCGAAGCTGGGGCTACGGAAGAAGAATTTTCTCATGCAGCAATAGAGGCGGTCCAGCGGGGAAATTCAAACTTCAATTACGTGATCGGGATCGTCAAGCGCCAGCGCGAACAAGCGGCAAAGCTCGTTCTGCATAAAGGCCGAATGCCGACAAAAGAAGACACCCTGTACGAATCAAACCGTGCGGCTACCGCTGGCTGGATGCCGCCAGAACTCAGGAGCCAACAATGAGAACAAGCGAATTTCAACAGTTTCAGGAAGGCGTATCTGGCGTCATGTCCTTCTACGGCAAGAGCGTTTCCAAGTTCGCGCTCGATGTCTGGTGGGCCGCGCTCAAAAACTACGATCTTGCTACTGTCACAGATGCCTTTAACCGACATTTGATGAATCCTGACAGCGGCCAGTTTGCACCAAAACCCGCCGATATTATCCGCATGCTTCAGGGATCAACTCAGGATACCGCGCTCCAGGCGTGGACAAAGGTTGACCGTGCAATTCGCTCAATCGGGACTTACGTTGATGTAGTTTTTGATGACGGATTGATCCATCGAGTAATTCAAGACATGGGCGGATGGATCGCGCTGGGACACAAAAGCGAGGAAGAATGGCCCTTTGTAGCAAAGGAATTTGAGGCTCGATACCGCGCTTTCAGGAGCAAGAACATAACGCCTGAATATTTGCCGATATTGACCGGAGTTTTTTCAGCCGAAAATGGGAAAAACGGTTTCGGGGGAGAAAAAAGTGAACCTGTGCTTATCGGTGATCACCATCGCGCGACGCAAGTAATGAACGGAGGTTCTACCGTTCCGGTTATTCAGTTCAGGAGAGCGGGATGAAAATAGACAGGGCAACTCTCCTGAACATCGACTGCATGGAGAAAAAAACAAGCCCTCTCAAAGGAAGGAAAAGAAAACCTGAATCGGTTGCCAAAACAGCGGCTGGTCTCAGAAAGGGAGCGTTTTTTAATTGCATATTTTGCGGGTCGGAATTCTGGAGGCAGCCTAGCGCAATCATCAAGGGTCAAAACAAATTTTGCTCTAGGTCTTGCTATCAGAAAAATCAAGTAGGCAAGCCCAAAAGCGAGGCATTTAAGAATTTCTGCAAAACAAGAGTTGGAGAGAAAAGCCCATCATGGATGGGCGGGATAACAAAAGAACAAGTTAAGGCGAGAAATAGCGATGAGTACAGAATTTGGAGGGAGGCAGTCTTTGTCCGCGATTTTTATACTTGCGTTCACTGTGACGTTAAGTCGCGGGAGGGAAAGACGGTGTATTTGCACGCTCATCATCTAAAAAGCTTTGCTAATTTTCCGCAGTATAGGTTTGACGTTAGCAACGGGATCACTCTATGTAAGGAATGTAATTACAAGGTACATACCAAATGAGTATCCCTAACCCATTAATTGCTGGGAAAGCCACTTTGTACATGGTGGACTGCATGTCCTACATGTCAACGCTACCAGATAAAGCCTTTGATCTGGCAATGGTCGATCCTCCTTATGGGATAGGGGATGCTCTGGTTAAAGGTGGCGGCACCGAAGGTTCTAGATGGGCGAATATGGTTAATAGCAAAGCAAATATATGGGACATAAAACCTGATCCCAAATACTTTGCTGAGATGTTCCGGGTGTCAAAAAACCAGATCATTTGGGGCGGTAATTACTTTGATCTTCCGCCTTGCAAGCAGCCGATTTGTTGGGATAAAGACAGGCCGAACCAGAAGAACGCAAGCGAATGGGAATATGCGTGGTCTTCGTTTTCTGGCAGAGCCAGACTGTTTAAATATTGCGCCAATGGCGGGTTTTTGCTTCCAGAGCCGCGTATTCATCCAACGCAAAAGCCCGTCAAGTTATATGAATGGCTTATAGCAAATTGGGCAAAACCCGGCCAGCGCATTCTCGACACTCATCTCGGTTCAGGCTCCAGCGCGATAGCCTGCAATAACCTTGGCTTTGAAATGGTTGGCTGTGAGCTGGACGCGGATTATTACAAAGCCGCGTGCGCCAGGGTTGAACAAGCAACCAGACAAGAGAGGTTATTTGCATGACTATCTGGATGAGAGGCGATGCAGGAGCGGCTTTCTCTGATTGCTATCGTTACCGCTATCGGCTTTGGAGGGTATGGAACCCCCATAAGCCCAAGGTCTGCTTCGTAATGTTGAACCCTTCAACCGCAGATGAAAAACAACTTGATCCTACAGTAACCCGCTGCAAGAAACGCGCTCAAGCGCTGGGGTATGGCGGGTTTGAAGTGGTCAATATCTTTGCTTTGCGCTCTACCGATCCGCGCGCGCTGTACGACTCGATTGATCCGCTAGGCTCGGAAAATTTCGACGCCATTGCCGAAGCCGTGATTGATTGTGAACTCGCGATTTGTGCCTGGGGAAGCCACGGCAAGTTGTTCGGCATGGGCAAGTTTATCCACGAATGGCTCACCTTCTTTTCCCCTGAAAAAATCAGGTATCTCAAACTTAACTCAGACGGCAGCCCGGCACATCCGCTGTACTTGCCGTATTCCTTGCAGCCTACTCTGTGGAGTTCCACATGACCCCCGAAGAATGGAGCAACAGCGAACAAAACCGCCGCGAGTGCGAAGCGCGCGCCGTTCTCAAAATGACCACCAAACAGCGCGACGCGCACTATGACGGTGTCCTTCTTCACCGGAAACAGAAGGGACTCGACTATCTCAAAGAAGAGGTCAAGCGGCAGTGGGAAATCCAAAAACGCGAATCGGTATTGGAAAGATGACGTTCCGAGTCGCTGCGCGAGTTGACGGAAACCAAGGTGAAATTGTCGCGGCCTTTCGTAAACTTGGTTTTTCGGTCCTGATAATCAGCCAGCTTAAAAAATGCTGTGATCTCGTGGTATCAAAAAGACTTACTGGATTGGTTGAGATAAAAGACGGGGATTTGCCACCTAGCAAGCGGAAGCTTACGAAGGACGAAGAAGAGTTCCGGGCCTCATGGAAAGGACCGTATTTCATCGTTGAATCCCTTGATGATGTGATGAAAGTTGCGAAGGAGTTGGGATAAACCATGCCAATCAGACCAGAAATGAGAGCGCGTTACCCCAAAGATTGGAAACTTAGAAGCAAGTTCGTTCGGTTCTTTCGGGCCAAAGGTAAATGCGAATGGTGCGGGGTGGAGCATGGCAAACCACATCCGATTACCGGAAGCATCGTGGTTCTTACCGCTGCTCATGTCTTCGATCACAGGCCAGAAGCATCAAGCCTTTTGAACCTCGCCGCGCTCTGCCAGAAATGCCACAACAGACATGATTCCGCATTGCGGAGAGCGGGGACTAGGGAACGCAGACATGCAGCACAGGGAGCTTTATTCGCATGAATGCAATATCAGGAACCAGACGCGCAATTAAAGAGCTTGTGGACGGCACGATCAGAGTTCAAATAGACATCGACCGTCAATACAACGCCAAATTTCACGAGCTTTTTCCAAGCATCGACACGCCTATTGCGCTTGCGCCTCTCGCTACCAATTTCGAGCGCCTACCCCAAAAACATGAAAAACCCCAAGTCGGCCCTCTTTGCAAGTTGGCCGGCATATGGAGCAAAGACGAGCATTTCCAGCTTTGGCTATCTGGTAAGCATGGCGGGGAATTATTCGGAGAAAAAGAAGCCGCGCAATGGATTAGGGATGTATGTGATGTTGAATCAAGGTCAGAAATAGATGGTGACGATCAAGCAGAGCTTAATTTTCACAACCGCATCCGAATTCCGTTCGGAAACTGGATGAAAGGAAACCGATGAGAATAATTGGTAGTGGTTCAGTTTGAAATTGGGTAGCCTAGACCCTCAAGCATCGCCATGCTAGTATGAATAGCATGAACTCTAAATCAAATCCCAGAAAAGATTTTACACAGATTGCCTTTGATGTTGTACGGAAGGCAACGGGGGAAGTTGAGCGAACCACCGAGAAGAACCAAGCCGCTGTTGAACTTGGGCGGCTTGGCGGGAAAGCAAGAGCAAAAAAACTAACCGAACAAGAACGGAAAGAGTCAGCTACAAAAGCTGTAACAAAAAGGTGGGCTAATTCCCCTGAGAAACAATCTTCAGAGAAGTCTTCAACATCTTCCAAGCCCCAACACCGCCGTGGAGTAATTCGACCTCCCTCGGAGTGATGTTTAACAATTTCGCCATTTCCTCTTTAGAGTATTTTAATTCATCCTCAAAAAACTTAACCATTGCCGGATAAGTTTTTACTTCCTCTTTCGGTAATGGATGCGGTTCGTTAGTTCTGTAATTCAGTTTACCAATTTGCATCCAAAGATACTGCGCCTCACTCTTGCGCAAGTGATTTAGGTCTGATGCCCGCATGAGCAATGCTTGCATTGATACTTTCCAGTAAGGTTTGAGATTGCATAAATCAGCGAGACGTATTTTCCCCATTCTGGAGAATTGAGCGTTTAACTCTAATTCTGGCAGCAAAAATTCAGCAGCAAAAGTATCTGCCTGATCCTCCATTGCTTCGTTAGGGACTTCATGCATCAGAAGGTGCGCTAACTCGTGCGTCAGTGTCCACCTCCATCTATCACCTGGCAATTGTGAGTTGATAAAAACAACCGGTGGAATCTCAGCAAGACGAATGCAGGTAGCGTCAAGAGTATTTGTCCCAAAGTTGATAGGAACAACAATAACTCCAGCGCTTTCGAGCAATGTAGTTATATTCTTAATCGGCCCTTCTGGAAGATTCCAAAAGGCTCTCATAGCTCTTGCGGCCTGAATTGGAGAGTTGCTGAATTCATCCATGTCTAAAACAGGCAATTTCCTCGCGCTCTCAATTTCTACAAACCTCAGAAATTTTTTAATGTGAATGCGACAAATATTCACTTGGCTTTGAATGCGCTTACGATCTAACGCTGTTATGGACGCTTTCTTACGATAATAATATGCGCTTGATCCCCATCCTAATATCTCTTCATTCTGTATAAAAAAATCAATTGGGAACCCCAATGTTTCACAAAGAAGCTGTGCATAGTTCTCTGCTACCTCTGTTTGCAGCCCCCCCTCTATTTTTGCTATTTTGGCCTGGGTCACCCCAAGCGATCGGCCAAGCTGCTCTTGGGTAAGCCCGCGATATTCGCGAGCGAGCGTAACCATTTCTGGATTAACTTTTATCGTCATCTTTTTTCAACTGAATTATCTTTGCTTCTTCCCTTCTTTTTACTCTGGCCCCAGAGTTTTCTTCCTCTGTCTCTAAGCTCTTACCAAATAAATCTTGCACAACTGAAGTTTGCTCACTTTCTGTCAACAACACATCCCAATAGATTCCTGTTCCACTTGGACAAACCAAATGAATCGCTTTGATCGATTGACCATCTGGGCTCAAAATGTATCCAGATTCAAGATTGTGAGCGTCAGGAACTCCTATCAAGGAGTATTGGGCTTTGAACCGCTTTACCTGTTCAGTTGGCTGATTACGAGTACGTAAATCCTCATCAAATTTTTTAAAGCGAATCGCTATAGTTCCTCCAAATACAAATAGATGCAGACCAGAACGTTCCATGATCTCTACACCCTCTTCTCGTGCTGCATATTGCGAAGCCCTGTCTACCATATGATCATGGACTAATGAAGCTCTTGACCTCTCAGAATGAATAATGCGCTTTTCGATTGGATAAGACATATAGTCGGTCCATGCTCCATCTACACACCGATAAAAAGCTGGTAAATGCCTACCCAGCAAGCTAAGCGCCTCTCCACTCTCGATTAATGCCATTTGATCCTCTTATTTGCATTGTTGACCCCTCTAATCATAACGAAACTCACAATAAAATTCAAGTAAAATATTCCTAACAATATTCCTTATTGACAAATATACGTATCGCTACGTATAATGTGCATTATGAATTTGCTTCGAGGTGAGTAATGAACAAATTACAAAAAGAAAAACGCGTTCAAATCCTTTCTGTGCTTTGTGAAGGAATGGGAATAAATGCCGCTACACGTATTACAGGCGTGAGCAAAAATACTGTCCTCAAGCTACTGGCTGATGCTGGCGAAGCATGCGCTTTGTATCAAGACTCAGTGATGCGCAACCTGAATTGCAAGCGCGTTGAATGTGATGAGATTTGGTCTTTTGTTGGAATGAAACAGAAGAACGTGCCGGAAGAATTACAAGGAGAGTTTGGATATGGGGATGTTTACACTTGGACGGCAATCGACGCTGACACAAAGCTGATCCCATGCTGGCATGTTGGCACACGCAATGCTGATTCAGCTTATGTATTTATTCACGACCTCGCTTCCCGCCTTAATAATCGTATCCAACTGACTACAGACGGCCATAGGGCTTATATTGATGCTGTAGAGGATGCATTTGGAGCGGATATAGACTTTGCCCAATTAATTAAGCTATACGGCAATGCAGGGCAAACTAAAGAAGATCAGCGCCGCTATAGTCCAGCGGAATGCACTGGAACGGAGAAACGCCGTATAACAGGCAATCCGAATATCAAGGATGTATCCACCAGCTACGTAGAGCGTCAGAACTTAACCATGCGTATGCATATGCGCCGGTTTACTCGTCTGACCAACGCATTCAGCAAGAAGCTCGAAAATCATATGCACGCTATCAGCCTGTATTTCATGTTCTACAACTTCTGCAAGGTTCACAAGTCACTTCGCGTAACTCCTGCGATTGAAGCCGGATTAACGGATCATGTATGGAATATTGCAGACATTGTTTCGATCATTCCTACTGAAGAGCCGAAGAAGCGCGGTCCTTACAAAAAGAAGGCATAAATTTGTGGCGCTTGGCCTCTAATTACACTAGACTATCTTTACAAGAAAGCAGAATGCTCGCTTACCGTACTGTCTAGCATACACCCTGGAGCCGTCTGGCAACGTCTTCCAAGGCCTGAAAACCCACTAGTAACCGGGTGGGGCTTCTCTTTTAGGTGACTTCATTTCGTTTTCACCTCCTTTCTCGCGGAGCTTCCGCGCGGCAAGACGGACCACTCACCAGCACGAGAAAAGAAGAGGCCAAGCGGTTTCTTTATACCGCGAATTGACCTATATATCTACTGTTCAGCTAGATATTTTATTTCTCATATTAAACATTTCAAACTGAACCACTACCGAATAATTCTTTACCTTGCTTTATTCCTCGCTTGTTCCTATGCCAAGGCCCAGGCTTACGGCGGATCAGGCGGCGTAGGATTCGGTGGAGATGGCGGATATGCAGTCAGCAACGGAGGAAATGCCTATGGGGGGCAAGGCGGATTAGGCGGCAATGGCTACGGCGGGGATTCATCAAGCATTAGCCAGGGTGGCGCCGGAGGGCTGGGAGGGAACGGCTACGGCGGTTTAGGCGGCATGGGCGGGGCTGGTGGAATAGGGCAGGGGGGCAATGGGACAGGGGGGAATGCCAGCAATACAGGTAATTCCCAATCGTTCCATTACGATCAGGTGCGGCAATCGCCAGCGGTTTTTATGGGAACGCCTGCCCCAACCGCGCCATGTCAAGCAAGTTTGGGGGGGTTCCTCTCATTCATTGGCGGGGTCGGGCTGGCTGGATCACGCACACTAAAAGAATGCGAACTTCGGGAGACCGCCAGAATAGCTCATGGTATAGGTCAGCCGGGAATGGCAAAGCGGCTGCTGTGCATGGGTGAGTACGCTTCTCAGCTTCCAGACTGCGATGAATAAAGCCGAACAGCGTCACCATGACATCGTGCGCGGGCTGGGCTGCGTGATCTGCCGAGAGTTCATGAACACAAATACCCCAGCCAGCATACATCACATCGCTGAAGGCTCTGGAATGCGCTCTGAATACATGGTGGCGCCTCTCTGCTATGAACACCACCAGGGCGCTGTAGGCTTCCACAGCGGAGAAAAAACCTTTCTGAGACTATTCCGCCTTCCAACCGAATACCACCTTCTCTTACTCGTCAACAAATTCCGCGCCGAGGACAATGTTTAAAGATGCTAGTCAAGCCCTAAAATGGGCATACAACACTTCATCCCGCCCCATCATCAAAATGGCAGCAATAAACAATATGCGCCAGGGCAAGAGTAGCGGATACCCCAACGCTTTAATAGACGATCTCGCGGCTCAAGACCGGCACGGACAAGCTGCTTTAATAATCGGATTGGTGAATCATTTGCCCCATGAAACCTCGCGGCAATTCATAGAAGCGGAGTTTGGCAGGAGGTTGGCGGCTATCGAAGTCTATTCTTTAATAGAAAGAGGATGCCACGCTCTGGACGTGTGGCCGGAAAAACAAGAAGCTGTCTACAGGGTAATAAAAGGGTATTTTTGCGGGGGTCTGCCGGTTAGGGCAATCCGTGAGTTATTTGGATGTCGGAATCTCCGCGCGGTGATCATGAAACATTCTATCTATGACATCATGGACAGAATTAATGATCAGTCTATGGCTGAGATTTCGGAAGTTTTAGAGCGACATGGGTTGATTGAGAGCAACTATGTTACCTGAGTTACCCACCCCTTCCGCCCTTCATGCCGGTTACATTCGGCAGGGCTTCAGGCGTGGATAACGTCATGTCTTCGGGTTCTCTCCTAATAATAGCTAGGCAAAGGCCGTAAATCGCCACCAGTGCCACAATCGAAACTCCCGTATAAAAAGATAAGACGATAGAGTCAGTAAATTCGCAAACTATCATTTATTTCTCCTCATATCCTTGGTCTTCAACAAGAACAACTCCCAGGTAGCTGGGTGCATTTTCCGGTTTCCATACTCATAGCGTTGCCAAGTTTTCCATCCGTGGCTGGCTACAAGCTCTCCAGCTTCTTTTTGCGTGAGTCCTGCGGCTATCCGGGCTGCTTTTACTTCTTCGGGAGTGGGAGAGTTCATGTAATCCATTATACCACCAATGGCAGCCTATTTCTCTAGATAAGTTCCAACATAAAGCGCTTTCATTATTTCGATGTTATTCCCAAGCGCCCGCTTTGCGTATTCCTTCGCGGCTTCGATTGAGTTTGCTGTTTGTTCGGCAACAGAGAGGAAGTATGTTCTCTGTTTCCGTGGGTTCTTGTCCTTTGTGCGGTATTCAACGAGTATCATTTTAGGCTCCTTTAATCTTCGAGTTCGGCGCGGGCCATGGCTACGGCTGCTTCAGGGTTGGCTACCAAGCGATTGATAATTCCTTGATGTTTCATGATAGCTTGTTCAATGGTGAATCCTTTGTCTGTCCAAACTTGGAGGCATCTGACAAACGATCTTACGCTGGATTCCGGCATATTCATGATGGTAGCGAGTTCTTGAATATTCATCTTCTTCTCTCTGGTTAAGACTTCCACAAAATAAATAGCAACCCCCAAATAACCATCATCGCAATTCCGGTGAGAATCATTACTGTATTTAGATGGTCCATGATTTGCTCCTGTCAGTGGGCGGATGCTTTTGCCCATTCGTAATCAATTTTTCCAATAATCAGCCGACCGTTTTTGTCTTGACAAACCATCGGGAGATGCTTGGGCTTCAGACGGGTAATACGGGTTGCGGTAGCGAGGTCAACGGTATATCCGGCTTCGAGCTTCTCTTTTACCCATTCGTATTTGGTTGCCATTTTCGCTGCTCCATCGTTTGGTTTATCGGTGACTGTTAGATACATTATACCGCCGTTGGCGGTAATGTCAAGAGGTACGCACTATTTTTTTATTTATTTCTATAACCTATTGATTTTTACGGGTAACAGTTTTACACTATTATTTCTAGTATCGAGTTTTTCACCCAAAGCCCTTAACCGGGCTTTTTTTTCGCCTGTCATATGCCATTTGCCCTAAGTACTGCCACAACCATTGCAATAGCCATAGCAATCGCAGTGCTGTCATTCGGGGGCGGGTTCTCCGTGGCTGATTGGCGTAAGAACGGGCAACTTGAAGACTTGAAAGGGCAGAACAATATGCTGTCGAGCGCTAATGATCGGTGCGCGACAGACATTCAGAGCGCCAAGGCGGCAGTTGATGCCATGACGGCAGTAAGCCAGGAACGCGAGAGACAGGCGCAAGAGTCGATGAAAGAGGCCCAGCCTCAGGTGGAAAAGCGCACAGCGACTATCACGCGGATTAAAGCGCTCCCGGCGGTCCCGCTGGATCAGCAGTGTGAGGCAATCAAGACTGAGCAAATTGCATACGTGCGCGGGCGGCGCGGCGAGTGACCGCACGGATTATGTTCTGCCTGGCTGCGCTTTCGGGTTGCGCTGGTAAGCCGATAGTCGAAACCCAAGTAGTTGAGAAACCCATCCCTGTTTACTGTGAAGTGAAAGTACCAGCAGAGTGTAAGGACGCCTACGCGGTTGACCGCGTGAGTCCTGCGGATGATCCGCTTACGATTAATCGGGCGATGAGAATTGAGCTTGAAGAAAGAAGCATATGCGAACTGAAACTCCGCGCCGCGCTGAAAGGCTGCAACGCGACACCGAAGGGGAACTGATAGGCGTGCTGGTAGAGCTTGAATCTGGATATCTGGAGATATTCCTGAAACCGGGTTTCCGGTTCGTGAAAGTTCCCGAAACCGGCAGGATTCGGATATGGGACAAAAACAGGGGAAAAATTGTAGAGCTTGCCAGTGATTGATAAAACAGAAAGCGGAGCCGCAAAGGTTCAATACGACACAGACGGACAGGCAATAGGTTATTTGTTCAAAGCGGATAAAGAGCACGTGGAACTGGTATTGCGCCCAAACTTCCGATTGGTGTTTATTCCAGAAACACGGCGCCTGAGAATATGGGACCGGAAAAACGACAAACTGATTGAGTTGGCGAAATGACAGCACGAATCACATACAGCATAGAGCTTGCCAGCATGATATGTGAGCGCATTGCGGCTGGAGAACCTTTGACGCTAATTACCAATAGCGAAGGAATGCCAAGTTATGGAGCGGTTTGTAAATGGTTATTAGAGCATGAAGAATTCGTTGAGATGTACGCGCGCGCGAAGGATGACCAAGCTGATTTCCTCGCTGATGACTTGATTCGCATCTCCGATGAATATCCAGTAATGGATGACAAAGGGAAACTGGATTCAGCCTGGGTTCAATGGCAGCGCAACAGGATTGACGTTCGCAAGTGGACGGCGGCAAAACTGAAGCCGCGAAAGTATGGCGAAAAGGTTCAAAACACACACGAAGGCGGCGATCCTTCCAATCCAATCCTCCAGCATATTACAGTGTCATTTGTTGGCAAAGATAGCCAGAAATAACGGGATTGCACAAAAACTATGCAACGTAGAAGCGATTTAAGCGATTTAAAATAGTGGGTTAAGGGGTAAGTATGGTAAGACACCGAAAAAATCCAATGAGTTATAAGGAAATCACCGCTCAGACAGAAAGAACAGTAACCGCGTTGATGCAAGCGGCTTACATAAAGACAAATAGCGAAGCTTCTGATGCGCTGGCACGATAAGGAATAAATAATGGGTTGGTACAGAGTTTACCCATTGCCCAAATAGGGTACTCCCTGTCTTGACATATTGTTGACTCCACCAAAATGTCCTAACAGGATTGATTAAATAACGATCTGACACATATGCGTTGATGGTCTATAATGTCACCTTGACATATTCACTCAAGGGAGACAGAAATGAAGACTCAGCGCATTGGATACATCCGCGTCAGCAGCGTAGACCAGAATGAGGCCCGGCAACTCGACGGAATACAGCTTGATCGCGTTTTCACCGACAAGGCCAGCGGCAAGGACACGAATCGCCCAGCGCTGCAAGAGGCCATCAAGTACGCTAGGGAAGGCGATACGCTCATAGTTCACTCGCTCGATAGGTTAGCCAGGAGCATGGAAGATATGCTCAGACTGGTACGCGAATTGAACGATAAAGGCGTATCAGTCGAGTTCATGAAAGAAAATATGGTTTTCTCTGCTGGTAAGGATGATCCGCGCTCGATGCTACTGCTTGGCATATTGGGTTCATTCGCGCAATTCGAGCGCTCATTAATCCGAGAACGCCAGCGCGAGGGGATAGCCATTGCCAAAGCCAAAGGTGTTTACAAGGGCGGCAAGCCGAAGCACAGCATTGCTCAGATAACCGACATGCGCCACTTGATATCCAGTGGAGTATCAAAAGCAGAAGTGGCGCGGCGCTTTAATATCAGCAGGGAAACACTCTATTCTTATTTAAGAACCTTAGAAAGCATATATGAAACGCACCACGGGATAATTGGAATGAAAATCTGACCTATGGGAGCAATGAACGAGGTCAAGGCCGAATTCCCCCAAACGCTTGAATTCCTGTTTCAGCCCGCCAGGTACAAAGTACTGTACGGCGGGCGAGGCGGGGCCAAAAGCTGGGGAGTTGCCAGGGCATTACTGATACAGGGGGCGCAAAGCCCCCTTCGCATTTTATGCGCTCGTGAATTTCAGAATTCAATCGGGGATTCGGTACACCACCTTTTGAAGAACCAGATCGAGTCGCTCAAGCTGGAGTCCTTTTACCAGATACAGAACGCTTCAATTACCGGTCTGAACGGCACCGAGTTCGTATTTGCTGGGCTGCGTAACAACACATCACGCATCAAATCTTTCGAGGCCATAGATCGCGCCTGGATCGAGGAAGCACAGACAGTCAGCAAGTCATCGTGGAAAGACCTGATGCCGACCATTCGCAAAGATGGCTCGGAAATATGGATCACGTTCAATCCAGAGCTTGAAACGGATGAGACCTATCAGCGCTTTGTTGTGAATCCGCCAACCGATGCGATAGTTCGCAAGGTCAATTGGACAGAAAACCCGTTCTTTAATGCGGTTCTTGAGCAAGAGCGCTTGGACGATCTGAAGCGTGATCCCGTTGCATACCGGAACATATGGGAAGGAGAATGCCGCTCAACCCTGGAAGGCGCCATATACGGCAACGAGATACGCAAGGCCGAGGAAGAAGGCCGGATCATGAGCGTTCCATATGATGCGCTCAAGCAGGTTCATACATTTTGGGACTTAGGCTGGGCCGATAACACCAGCATATGGTTTGCTCAGTCTGTTGGCCCTGAATTGCGCCTGATCGACTACTACAGTAATCAGCTTCAACCTCTCCAGCACTATATGCAAACTCTTCAGGGCAAAGGTTACATCTATGGCACAGACTGGCTCCCGCACGATGCCCGCGCGAAATCTCTTGCGACTGGCCGCTCAGTCGAAGAAATCATGCTTTCAATGGGCCGAAAGGTCCAGATTACGCCAAACTTATCACTATTCGACGGAATCAACGCAGCCCGGACCATCTTTAATCGGTGCTACTTCGACAAAGATAAATGCTCTGAAGGGCTGCAAGCGTTGAGGCACTATCGCTATGACATCGACCCGGAATCGAAACAGCTATCCGGGAAGCCACTCCACGATTGGGCTTCTCACGGGGCGGACGCATTCCGGTACTTCGCCTTATCCATTGGCGATGACGCTCCAGCAGTGAGCGCACGCGGGATCAAAATGGTGGGCTGGAGAGCTTAATTGGATAACGTTGTCGGCTCTATCGCGGTCATCAAGAAGAATATCAGCTTTGAAGCCTATGACCGTATCTGCCGCGACATTCGCAATCAGCCGGATTGGAGACTTGATAGCGACGAAGATGCCGACTATTACGATGGCGCCCAAATCAGCCGGGAAGTGCTGCAACGGCTCAAAGAAGCCGGAATACCGGATCAGGACTCTAACCTCATCAAGCCCACGATCAACGCCGTGCTTGGGCTGGAAGCCCGATCAAGGACCGATTACAAGGTAACGAGCGATGATGAAACGCAGGACGAAATAGCGGAAGGATTAAGCGCCAAGCTGAAGGAAATTGAAACCGAATCGAGGGCAGACCGTGCCATGAGCGATGCCTACTCAAGCATGATGCGGGCGGGCATAGGCTGGATCGAAGTATCAAGGGACTTGGACCCTACGAAATATCCTCTCCGTGTGCGGGAGGTCCATCGCAATGACATCTTTTGGGATTGGACCGCACGGGAACCGGATTTATCAGATGCGCGTTACCTTCGCCGGGATAAGTGGGTAGATGTGACTCAGGCCATAGCTGCATTCCCTGAAGAAAAAGAACTCATAAGCAACTCGTGGAACGGCTGGAATACCGGCGATGTATACGATGGCGACAATTCCGAGATGGCCCGCGCCTATGAGAACGAACAGGCATGGAGCAGATCGCAGGAGGATTTCATCCAGCGCGATAGCGGAATGGTCAAGCTATCGGAACTCTGGTATCGGTTCTACGAAACTGCATACATGATGTATCTGCCGGACGGCAGGGCTATCGAATACAACGAGGAAAATCCGTTCCACACCCAAGCGATAGCTGCGGGCCTGGTACAAGTAGCCAAGGCCATGATGCCGCGCGTGAGGCTGGCTATGTGGCTTGGGCCACATAAGCTCGATGATATCCCAACACCTCTGCCGCATAACTCGTTTCCGTATATCCCGTTCTGGTGCTTCAGAAAGGACCGCTCCAGATCGCCATACGGTCTTATCCGGGACATGAGAGGGCCGCAAGATCAGGTTATCGACATGGATATCCTGCTTTATGAAGTCCTGAACTCAGTGCGCGTGGAAGTAGATAACGATGCGTTGGACCTGAACCAGAACACCTATCAGGAGTTGGCCCGGAATATCAGCAGCCTTCGATCCATGACCGTCCTGAATTCGCAACGGCGTAACCTGGACGGCTTCAAGGTAACACGGGAACATGCCCTTGCAGCCCAAATCTTCCAGTTGATTCAGGAGAGGAAGCGGCGGATTGAGGAAGTCGGCGGCGTCTACCGCGCCATGCTGGGCGATGCGACACAGGCAGATAGCGGCGTAGCCATCAATAATCTGGTGGAGCAAGGTTCTACCGTGCTGGCAGAGCCGAACGATAATTTCCGGTACGCACGGCGGCTGTGCGGGCAACAACTTCTCGCCTTCGCCATAAGCGACATGATTGGTCAGCCGGTTCAGATCGCCGTCAAGCAGGGAACGAGGCAAAAGGTCATTTACTTCAACCGCCAGATCATGACCCCGCAAGGTCCGGTAATTCAAAACGATATCGCCATGGCGCAAGTCAAGGTGGTTCTGGAGGATATACCGGCGACCCCGACATTCAGGGCGCAGCAACTCCAAGCATTCTCGCAACTGGCACAAGCGGCGCCGCCTCAGTACCAGCTTGTGATGTATCCAGCCATGCTCGAACTCTCTGACATGCCGAATCGTCATGAGCTTGCGGACCAAATGCGGAAGGTGGCCGGAATTCCGGGACCGATGACCCCAGAGCAGGAACAACAGCAGGCCATGAAGGCGCAACAGGCAGAGGCTATACAGCAGCAAATAATCGCGCTGGAGCTTGAATTGAAGCAGGCCGTCATCAACAAGACTCAGGCAGAAGCACAAAGAGCAGCGGCGCAAGCTGCCACAGAAGGCGCTCCACAGCCGGAACAGGGCGGCGACGAAGCCCAATATGCGATGGTCAAACTTCAGGCTATGCAGCAAGAGCTTAAATCGCTTCAAGATCAACAGCGCCTACAGCAGCAGATCGGTGAATTGAGACTGAGATTGGCTGATAAATCTGGAGAGCTTAATTTGAAGTCCCGTGAACTCGACATCAAGCAGGATCAGGTCAACGCGGATGCACGAGCCAAAGCGGAAGACTTGACCATAAAGCACCTGATCGCCAATAAGCCCGTTCCCGCAAGACCCGCCGCATGATAAACGAGGAAGACGCCATCAATCTTGCCAAGGCCGTACTACTACTGGACAAATACAGATTCATCATGACATGGCCTGATGCGGATGAGGATGATGAAATGCAATGCGAACACTTGCGGCGGGTAGCGATTCATCACGCACGGAATATCCAGAAAATGGCGAATAAATCCAAATGATCAAGTTTATTGATACCGCCTTCATGAGCGGGCGCACCTTCAGCGCGGGCATGATCGCGGAATTCGATCCCGTAATTGAGTCCGCCTTGATCGCGGAAGGCGATGCGGTCGAATACTCGACAGTAGAACTTCCGGTAGAAGTCCTGTCATCGTATGCCTATCCGATTGCCTGCATCTCTACCGGAACGGATGAAATTCTCGCCAGCTTCACCATTCCGGGCGGAATCCTTGGGCCAAACAGCATCATCCAGATTACCCCGCTGTGGACGTTTCCCAGCACCGCAAACGAAAAAAAACTGAAGGTCAAGGTAGGCGGCATAACCATTTATAGTGCAACGCGCACCACCAGCACAAAAGAAGGCCCACTGGTGGTACTGGCGAACCGCAATTCGCTTACATCGCAAATTGTTCCATACGACAGCGGATACTTCACGGCAGGCAGTACCACACCGTTGACCGCCAATATCGACATGACAGATTCCGTGACCGTTGAATTCATAGCGCAACGGGCCAATGGCAGCGAATCCGTGAAGCTGGAATATTACTGTGCTTTGCACTTCCGGGGAGTCTGATGACTGATCGCTATTTTGACTGGTTCAATGGATCGGATTCTGATAATGATGGCTTAAGCCCAACGACTCCGTGGAAAAGCTACGATGCAAAGCGGGCCAACATCCAAACAAGCGATTCAGTATGGATCAGGCGCGGTACGCCGCAATACACCATTACATCTTTCATGGATGTAAAAAGCGGCGTAGCGGGAGCGCCCACCACGTACGGCGTGTACGGCGAGGCCCAGGTTCCATATTGCCACTGGTTAAACCCTTCTGGCTCCGGGAACATGATCCTGAATTTCTCCGGGAGAAGCTACGTCACGATTCAGGACATGTACTTCGACGGATATGGAACATGCCAATACTCGCTTTATATGTTCGCAAATGGCTCCACGGCATGCGTAGGCCACAAAGTAGCCCGATGCTATTTTACGAACATGAAGTCGGGGGAGGCAGGGCTTAATATCGGCGGAACCGCGACATCCACGGGTGAGACATCGGATTATCTGATTGAGGATAACCACTTCTTCAAGAATCCCGGCCATGGAATGCTCCTGAATGGGGTAAACCATGCGCGGGTGCGCAGAAACAAGTTCTATCAGAATGGCTTTGATGCTCAATTCGGCGCACATGGCTTTTCATCAAAGGCGAGAAGAACGGATGCGACTAGCGGATGGACGAATACCAGCGGTTCGATATGGCAACGCAACCTTGCGGCCTACGAAACGGCGGTCTATTACGTCAAATCCAGCCTTTCCCCCTACCAGCGCCTGAATCCCACGGCAGGAACGCAGACAGCGCCGGGATTAGGGGAATTTGGCGTGTCAGGTGGCGTTCTGTACGTCAATATCGGGACCGATCCGACTACCAGAAGCATCAATTACGCTTGGGGAAGATGCTACAACCTCACGATTGAGGACAATGAATCATATGAAAATGTGGCCGATCCCCGTTCACCGGCCACAGAGGGGCATGGATTCGCTTTCGATGACTATGCCGACTCTTCGGTTTTCCGTGGAAACTCATCGCACCACAACGCGGGAGCCGGATATTCCACCAATCGGGGGGATAACAACACCCTTGAAGGAAATATTGCCTATCGTAACGGACTTTCCGGCGTAGTCGGGGCGGCATGCAAGAATACAAAAATATGGCATAACACCCTTTACGACAATAACCAATCCGGAGAACAGCGGGGGGAAATAACCTATTTTACCAATGCGGAAATTGATTTTCGGAATAACAGTCTCAAGCGCGGAAGCTCCAGAGGGCCGTTTGTCGCGGATATTGACACGACTTGCACGCTGACCGGCGATGGTAACAACGTTCACGGATACGATCAGATTGTCCGGTATGGTTCATCCAGCCTGACCAACACGACCACTTATGATCCTCTTCTGACCGACGCGCATATGCCGCAAGCAAAGGAGCTTATAAGGTCCGGAAGATTCATAGGATGCCGGGACTACAACGGCAAACGGTTCTATAACCCGCCGTCTATCGGGGCAGTGGAGCAGGATTCCCAGAGATCAAAACTGATAATCGTGAAACGATAGACCACACACACCGAATACATCAAGCCGCTACGGGAAACCCTGGCGGCTTTTTTATCGCGCTAACGGCGTTACTGAAGACTCTTTTAACTCTGCCACGGCAGACCGGCTAACTCGGTTAAGCAGATGGAGGAAAAAGCATGGCACTCACAGACGCACAAATAGCAAACCTCACGCCGGAACAGATCACGCAACTGGAAGAAAACCCGGATGCGGAAGCTGAAATCCTGGCTGGATTGGAAGGCAAACCGTCCAAAGACTCGGAAGAAGACCACGAACAGGAAGAAGACGAAGGCGCGGCTAACGGCGCAGTGGAAACGGAAGAGGACGAACCGGAGGAAGAGCAGGACGAGGAAAAAGACGAGCCTGTTGTCCTCACCAAAGACGGGAAAAGGACCATTCCTTATTCGGAGCATAAAGAGCTTCGAGTAAAAGTCGCTGAACTGACCGAAAAACTGAATCAACTGCCAGCGCTGGAGAAGGCAAGGGACGAACTGCAAGCACTGAAGCAGAAAAAGTCCTCTGCCAAAACACCGGAGCGCAGGGCAGAAATTCAGAAAAAAGTTGATGACCGCATAAAACGCCTTAGTGAAGATTTCCCGGAAGCCGGGGAAACGGCAGATTCAATTCGGGAGTATGTAGATGCTATTGCCGAAGAATTGAAGGCGGAAAGGGAAGCAAATGCTGCGCGAGAACAGGCCGCGAAGGAAGAGCAAGAGCGGCAAATCGAAGAGCAAAAGCGGATTATCAACGAGAAAGTTCAGGAAGCGAAGGAAAACAATCCAGATTTGATCCATTGGGAAAAGAACGACCCCCAAGCATGGGAGGAAGCATTGGCACAAGACAATGCCCTGCTTCAGATTCCCAAATGGCAAAAAAAATCCTATGAGGAACGCTTTTTGGAAGTCGTGAAACGAGTGAGAAGCATCATGCCGGAAGCCTCCGAACCCCCAAATGCTGAACCGAGCGCCAACGCAAAGCAGAAGGCAAACGCCAAACTTGCCAAAGCGCCGGTCAAGAAACCTACAACCCTTTCGGACATTCAAGGTGGCGCCAATCCCATGTCGGAAGCAGAGCAAATAAACAATCTGCCGCCGCATGAGCTTTTCAAACGGCTGATGAAAATGCCGGACCAGAAAGCCGCTGCCATGAGGGCCGAGCTTGATTAAGGAATATTGAAATGGCACAAACAAACATAGGTACAACCAGCACGCTTGCTATCAAGCATTACAGCGTGGCGCTTTTGGCTGGAACCATGCGCGGGACCAGCGCTCTGGATGCGATGATGGGGGTAATCGACCCGGACGCGATCCAGAAAATCAAGGGACAAACCGAAGCGGGGCTTCCCATCGTGCGCATTGACGATGTGATGTCTCAGCCCGGAGATCGGGTTTCCATGGACCTGATCGACGTAATCAGCGGGGAACCGTTGATGGGCGATGTCCAACGCGAAGGCAAAGGTTCACCCCTGTCATTCAGTTCGCAAGAACTGAAGATTGACCTTGCATCGAAGGTAATTGATGCGGGCGGCACGATGACGCAGAAACGTACCAAGCACAATCTGCGGGAACTCGCGCTGGCGCAGCTTAAAGGCTACTTCCCAAGGTTGGACGTACAAGAATCGCTTGTTCATCTAGCGGGAGCGCGAGGTTCGCAGATGGGAACCGATTGGACTATCCCCCTGCAAAGCGCCCCAACCTTCAACAGCATCATGGTCAATCCGGTCATGGCGCCGACCTACAATCGTCATCTGGTGGTCAATGGCGCGAACTTCACGCAGGGCGGACAGCAATTAGGTTCAATCATCAGCACGGACCAACTCAAACTCACGCATCTGGATCAGATTCGCAAGCGCATTGATGACATGGACCAACCCCTGCAATCAGTAAAGATAAAGGGAGACATGGCAGCGAATACCTCAAAAATGTGGGTATTCCTTGCAACCCCGAATCAGTACTCCGTTTTGCTCACGGAAGGTTCCCTTCGCGCATTCCAGCAAAACGCCGTGAATCGGGCGGGGTATCTGGACGGACGCCATCCCCTGTTTGCCGGGGAAGTCGGCATGTGGAACGGTATCCTCGTCATCAAGAACGAACGGGCTGTGAGGTTCATGCCGGGAGAAAGCACCAAGATCATCACCGCTGGCAATGCTGCAACTGCCACGGAATCCGATCAGACCGTAAATGCTTCGCTGACTGCCGGATTCGCCGTGGAACGTGGGCTGTTGCTGGGTTCCCAAGCCCTTGCAGTGGCCTACGGCAGAACGCAAACCAGCGGCCTGCAATTCGGCTGGAAGGAACACTGGTACAACTTCGAGAGCGCCTTGGAGGTCATGGGTGAAAAATGCTGTGGCAAGTCCAAGATTCGGCTTGCTGCCGATGACGGCACCGGCACCAAAATCCCGACTGACTTTGGTGTAATCGCAGTCGATTCCGCTGTACCGCTCTAATCCAGCGCAAACAAACAGACGACGCGGCCTAGCCGCTTTTTTTACGTCCTTTTTAGGAGTTTCAGCAATGGCAACTTACAACGCAACAGATTTACTGACGAAACCCTGTCATATGGGAGAGTTCGGAAACGGCGTGGTTTACACCGGCTCCGTCAATCCGACGGCAGCGGGTTTGGGAGATGTGATCCGTCCGGTAGTCATTCCAGGCGGTGTTATGGTAACGGATGTCGATATCGTAGGCGACGACCTAGATACCGGGACTGCGCTGGCTGCAAAGATCGGGTACGTCCCGCTCAATGCAGCGGACGGTCCAACAGCAAATGACGCTTATTTCTCTGCGGCGGGCGCATTCATGCAATCCGCTGGCCGGAAAACCTGTTCATTCCATCCCATCAAGTTCGAGAATCCGGTAGTCCTCACCATAACCGTGACCACGGCAGCGGGAACATTCGCGGCGGGAAAAGTCTCGGCCATCGTCAAGGGTGACGGCCTGGGCCGCGTATAACCAATTACCTCTAGGACCATTCGGGGCGGGAAGTTTCCGCCCCATTTCTTTTTCGGGAGACACGAATGCAAGTCAAATACATAGGCGACCACGTAAAACAGGACAGCATAGAAGGATGCAATCTCGTATGGGAGCCTGGACAGGTCCGGGATGTAACCAGCACTCTCGCGGCACACCTTCTGCAATTCACCGATACATGGGAATCGGCAGACGGCGATGCCAAACCCGAACAACCAGACCCGCAATGGCTTCTGAAGACTGAAGCCGGGGTGAAGGAAGAACCGATTGATTTTCTCGAAAAAGACCGACGCCCGGACGAACCGACTCCGGTAGTGAATTTTCACGACATGGATCTGAAGCAGTTGCGGAAATTCGCTCAGGACCACATGACCACTCAGCCCGACAAGCGCTGGAATCTGGAAAAAACGCGGGAGCAGATGATCCACGAATGGGCCAAACAGCACGAACACTTGCAAGGGAAATAAGTGGCTTTCACCTACCAGAACATCGTGGACCTTGCGCGCATTCCCCTGAACGACAAGGACAAGGTGCGCTATAC